GATTGCCGTATCTGGTCAAGCCGGTGGAAAACAATTATCATTTCAAACAGGTCAAGTAGCCACTGGTGGCGGAATCGCACAATATTCATTTTTGATAAAATACGCAAACTTGTTCTAGGAGGCTTTAATGCCACAAAATATACTAGGTTATGTTGTCAATGTTTTACCAAAAGATCCAACTGTACCTAGCACTACTGTCGCTGATATTATCGCAGCCGGAACTACCGTTACAATTGAATACCCTTCACAATATAGAGCAGTAGCAATTTCAGTTGCAATAAGAAATCGCGACACTGTTAACGCTTGTCAATTTTCTGTAAATGGTCAACCCTTGATAGCCATGTCCGCCGGTGCAGCGGAAAACATAAACGATCAAAACGTAGTACGCATTCAAATTGTAGCTGGTGCAGCGGGTGCAGTTCATGTATTTAGTCAAGTAACACCAATGTTTTACAATTCAGAAGCTCAAAGATTTAGGGAGGTGTCTATGTAATGGCGTTTAGTGGCGGAGGTTCTAACGTACTCAAACCTCATACTCATGACTCGACTATAATTGAAGATGGTGGTGCGCTAAATTTTCAAAATATCACAATGCCAACGATGTCAAATGGAAGTATAACTTATGCCAATTCAGCACACTTGCAAGAATTAAGCATAGGAACCCCAACCCATGTGCTTACCGTATCCGCTGGTAATCTTCCTGTTTGGTCTGCAATGGCACCGGGGGGTGCTACCTGTTCAGACAGTTTAACGATAAGCGGACAAACAAACACGCTCTGTAAATGGTTGGAGTTAGGCGCATGACTGACCCAAATGTTTTAGGTGGCGACAAATACGGTTTAAAATTTTTGTTTGAATCTGGAAATACTAGAATTGTTCATTTATTTCGTTCTTATGGAATGGGTTCAGTTACTAATGATTTTCCTAACGAACTTTTATCATTGCAAGAAGCAAATTCAGGTTTAGAAGGTTCAGCCTATTCTGTTCCGGTTGGAAAGAAATTCTATATGCTGGCGTTTTATTGTCAGGTGGACGGTTCTACTGATATTGAAATCTCAATACAAAGAAATTCTACTATCGATAACCAAGCGTTGGGCGATAACCTTTGGCAGGGTGTTTGGGAAATGTCAACAGATGCAGGGATGAGAGGGGAACAGGTAGTCGGGGGCTTACAATTTAACGCAGGCGATTATATTACACCTTACAACCTTAACGGAGCTGGACACGCAAACTGGGCTTTTAATTGCTGGGGCGTTGAGTGTGACGCTTAAAAAAATATGGATTAAACTTCAAATCTCAGTTTTGAAGTTTATGAAGTTGTTTGTTCGTAGAGGTTAGTTCATGTTGTCATGCACCCAGTGTTCTACGGCATCGGTACTTGCATCAAACAATACACTTTCAATGTCATATATTATTGAACAGTGACAATTCTTACAACGAATTTTTAAAACTCTTTCAAGTTCAATGTTTGCACACGAACAAGTGGGATTGAAACATTTTTTCAAATTCCGAGACATTTGTAGCAGTAGATAGAGTTTGTATTTCTCTTTTTGAACTTGCGACATTTAGCACAATGAACATCCGGCGGGTGTTGTGATATAATTTCACCTTGAACTGCGCCATGATGGTTGCCTATATTTTTTAAAATGCCAGTACGGTTCATCCTGTTTCTAGACCTAAGTTTTGCGCTACATCCATAATGCTAAAACACATAGCCTCATTTGCATTTTTGAAATGCTTTAGGTTTCTAATCTGTTCAAGTAATGCCCAGTATGATATTGGTAGACTTAGCGTTTTGGCTGCTTTTATTCCGCCTACGTTCCTTCCGGCTTCTTTTGCTACTTTTGTTGGTGCTGTTAAGTAATCCAGTCTTTTTCACCCCCTTTTACAGTCAATTTTATTGAAATGAGGGGGTATTGAGCGGTAGCGTTTATCTCCCAAGGCACGCCTGAGTCGGAGTAGCTAGCTGGTTTAGAAGTTATACATCTTTTTTGCCTATGACCAAGTGTAACACCCCTCATTTCACCATTCAATCAGAATCCTAGTATATTAATACACACACTTTAATTTTTTTGTGCAGACTACCCCGTCTATATACGTCTGCACTAAAGTGCAGCCTCCGCTACGGGCGTTCCCCAACGCCCGACCTACTACCACGTTGAATTTTTAGGATAGAAGTAATAACCGTGGGTAGTGTATTGTATGTTTTTGTTAGTTTTTTCGAGCTTCGTTATACCTTTTTTGACCTTTTTAGTACCTTTTGAAGTAATAATAACACTTAGATCTAAGTAATTATCCTATATTTATGACATGGAAGAAATTTTATCTTCAGCACTTATCTTGGTGGCGTGTATATCTGGCGGTGTTTCCTGTATGTTTATTGCTCGGAGTAGGTCAACTGTCAATAAACACTCTAGGCAGCGTATCAAAGACTTTGAGAATGATATTAAGTATTTAGCAGAAAGTAAGAAAGAAGAAGCTTACGAATATAGAAAAGAAATAATGAGATTGAAAAATGTAGTAAGTAAGGCTAAAGAAGGAACTACGGTAACAGATACCGACATGAAGAACAGCGGTCTGGGTGATGTCATCATGCAGATGATACCGAATAAGTATAGAAAAGCAGCTTCGTTCTTAGTTCCACAAGTAGAAAAAGCAATTAAAGACGATCCTACGATATTAGATAAGGTATATGACAAAATTAAATCCGCAAACACTACCAATAATAAACAGACCGAATCTGGAAGTCAAACTGAAGCAGTACAAACCCTGTGAGACCTGCGCGGATACTGTAACAGGTAAACCGCATGGTATTATCCGAACAGTAGACTTTCAGTCTAACTCAAATAAACTTGATCCAATTTACAACACTACGGAAACGTGTCCTGATTGTAAGGGTGAAAAATATGTCTGGAGATAATGGGTGGTACTATTTCCTTATATAATTAGAAAGACCACGGATCTGACGACTTTTTACGCCTAGAAACACGCTTTTTCACACGTTTATAGGCTCTACGTGCTGTTTTTCGTACTTGACCTTTGCGGGTACTTCTCTTTCTTTTTCTTGTTGTTGATTTTCGTTTAGTCTTTTTCTTGGTTCCTCTAAGTCGGCGCATTTTTGCGCCCCAAGCCTTAGCAGCCTTTGAACCTTTCTTCAAGTAACAGAAACCCCTCTAGATGAATAAAATGATCTTGCTGCTGCACTTAATGCGGGTACGCTTCTACTAGCACCGCTAGACCATGTAATTGTATTGGAACTACTATTACCGCCTTCACTTTGTGCTACTGCACTGCTATTAGCAGAACCGGAAACAGTTGTACTTTCTACTTCAGATGGTAAATTAACTAAATTCCTAATTTCCCAAAATGGTTTTAACATCCCCACAATTCCACTACCCAAACCTTGACCTAAGTCACTAGCACCTGAACCTAGACTGGATAAGGTGCCACCGAACGCAGAACCTGTTGCACCCAATGCACCAGCCGTTAATGAGGCTGACGCTGGTCGGGTTAAAGCATTACCTAGAAAGAGAACGCCAACACCAACAGCGAGTAGGGGTAGGATTTTGGAAAGAAAGCCCATGTTTTAACTTAATATACTTGATAAAATATGTTTCTAAATTCGAATTTAGAAACATTTAAGAACTAAACTTGAGATCTCAATATGTGGCATTTAAAGCAAAAATACCCAAATGGTTAGCTAAAGTTCTAGCTGGTGCTGGAATAGTTACCGTAGGCGGTATGATATTAAACAGATTTGCGCCCGATGTCATGCAATCCGCACTCGGTAAAATCGCACTACCAGCAGCAAGTTATGCAGTTGGGGGTGCAGAAGCAGCAATAGGTGCGGTCGCAACTGAAGTAATCGGTGGAAGTGTAACTTCTTTTAGCGGTGCAAATGCAGAAGGTAACGTACAGGTGGAGAGTCTATAATGGCAGTTCCCCTTATGAGATCTTATACGTCAACAGGTGCAGCACTTAACGTTTTTACACCATCAACAGATGATGTCACCGGATTAACAATTCAACAACTTAATCGAAGTAATATGATTTTAGACTGTGTAAATAATCCAGATCCCCCCGGAGCAGCAGCATATCAGACAAATGTTTTAGTTAACGGAATTCAAAGTGGGGTTTCTAACTTTTCGGTAGCCAGTTCTGCTGCTAGTGCAGGTCGAGTCGTATTTGGAAATATTCCGATTGCCGTATCTGGTCAAGCCGGTGGAAAACAATTATCATTTCAAACAGGTCAAGTAGCCACTGGTGGCGGAATCGCACAATATTCATTTTTGATAAAATACGCAAACTTGTTCTAGGAGGCTTTAATGCCACAAAATATACT